AGCAAAGATGTTAACCTCGTCATTCTGCCATGACTTTAACATTAAGTTTAATGTACGGGCACAAGTAGCTAAGTCAGTAGCACTAGGTGTACCACCTAAATCAATAGCACCTATATGCTCCATTGCCTCTTGTATGAGCTGATCTCGTGTTGCTCCAAAATCAATTGATCCACTTGTTGCCATATCTTATCCTATTAGTTTATCCATTGGTCACCCTTGGTACGGGTAAGGTTAGTAATGTATGTGTAGTCTTCTGGTAGCTCTATATTCTGTAGATGATCCCAGTTTGTGACAAGATACTCACCTTGTGTTACCCAATGAGGGTGTACATATATCTTTGTGTGTTTAATCTCTAAGTCATTAGTACAAGTGTATCCAATTAAATCTCTTGGATTACTCTTAGATACCTCATCATAGTACTCGTGATACTCGTTCTCTGGTTGATGGTTCTCATCAAAGTTCTGACCTATCCATTTACATGTACCTTCAGCTCCTTGGATCTTAGGTAACTTATATGGAGGTGTCCAAAGTACCTTCCATTTAACTATGCCTGAGTCCATGTGTAACTTCATGCAATGATGGTCTGCAGGGCCATGATACCACTCTGGTGCATTAGGGCTATAGACAGATATGATATTCTCTTCTCTATCCTCACCGTATGGCTCACTCTCACCAACCAAAGTACTATTAGCAATCTGCCAAGCGTACTGAGGGAAAGCTATCATAGCCTTCTCTATTATTGGTCTAGCATTCTCACCGAATGATTCGTATATACTACGTACTACCTTCTTATCTACTAATAAATGATGCCACAACATTATCCAAGACTCCTTCCTCTGCGTTTATTTTTACCACCCAGCCTATGTCCTTTCTTGGCTCCTGATGGTATGCGATCTATCTCTGGTACTATTATCTCTCCTTGTAAATCTATCCCGTTATACATGTGAGCAAATTGGGATCTATCTGGCTCGTCAATCGTGCCATCTGGATTCGGTAGAATCTGGATAGCTTGATTGTACATCTGGAGTATAGCGAACCTCTTGTTTCTCGTATCGGCGGCCATGGATTACGCCCACTCATTACGTTGTGCTGTTGTTGCGTTATCAGACACTGCTGCTGTTGCTACTGCTGTAGCTCCATTGTCAGCTCTTAGTGTGGCTGTAGTTGAGGTCTGCTCTAGTTGATTACGTGCTAACATGAACAACCAGTTGATCTTATCAGCTAATGTAGACGCAGCCGCTGGTACAGCTCCTAACTCTGCCAGAGTATCGGTTCTAATTACGTCTACTACTTCCGCATTAACCTGTGCAGCTGATAAATCATTCAACGCTGCAATAGCTGTATCAATAGCATCTGTATCTGATGTAATCTGTGCAGGTAGTGTTGTACCTGTATCAACTAGTATTGCGTCAACATTAGTATCAATAGTATCTATCTTACCTTCAATAGTAGTTAGGGTACCCGGAATATTATCAGTCTGTAATTCATTTGTATCAGCAAGTATAGAAGCAATCTCAGTTGCTATCTCACCAAATGTACCTGCAGTAGTGTGATCGGCTTGAGCCTCATTCCATATAGCATCAGCTATTTGGGATACCGCGTGAGAATGTCCTAATACAATCGCCACACCATCTCCATTTACTGGTGTTGTAGCAAGGGCTTCATCAAGAGTACATACTTTAGTAGTACCATTATAATCAGTTATTATACGAGCTTGAGCGACACCAGTTCCTGACGTAATAAGCAGTGTCGCATCATTGTAGAAGTCATCGACTGCTGATCCACCAGTAGCTACTTCAATTGTTGTTGATGTAGGTGTCCCTGCTATGGTAGTGTCTACAACAATATAAGACCCTAAAGCTACTTCTCTACCCATAGATCCCACAGCAACGTGAGCTATAGCAGCTTCATCCCACACTTGATCAGCAATAGCTGCTGCAGTTGGGTTACTTGTAGGTATAGCATCAACAGCTGTTTTAATAGCACCAAGACCATCAGTACCATTATCTAAGTCAGTTTGTATTCCATCAACTACTGTATCAATAGTTGCTATTTCACTAGCAAGTACACCCATGCTCCCAGCTGCTACATGATCAGCCTGTGCCTCATCCCACACTGCATCGGCAATAGCCGCTGCTGTAGGAGCAGAACCAGCTGAACCAAGTGCTGCAATTATCTTAACTGTATCACCTGTAGCTATAGTAAATATAGCGGGGTCAGAAGATAGAGTTACTGTCTTACTAGCCCCTACATAATCAGATATAGTACCTACTGCTTTTTGTACTGCAGTAGATTGATCCTCAATTACAATGATAGCACCGTTATATGCATCATTATCAGCGGAACCCGCTGTTAGTGTGAAGCTAGTCTGTGATGCTAGTGTAGCAATAGTTGTTTCTTGTAGTAGCTGTGGAGGACTACCTCCTGCTCCTGTAGTCCATGCAGCGTCACCACGATCACGTAGTGCTTGTAATGATTCAGTTGTATTGACATAAGTATCCCAGTCAGCTGTGGCTGAGCTAGATACTAGCTGTGCTATAATTGAGTTGTCTACTACATCAGTGCCTGTTACTGCAGCACCTACTAAGTGATCTAGTCCTAACGCAACCAACGCATCATTGACTTCACTTTGGACTTCAGCATCCCAAGCCGCGTTCCAAGGTACAGCCGTAAGACCAGCACCTGCAGCTCCAACCTGAGTTTGTAAATCTTCAGTGTCTGCTTGAATCCCATCTAATTCTCCTTGGAGAGTTATTCCTGTATCTATTAATATTGCATCAACATCAGTCTGTAGTTCTGCCCAATCTCCATCACCTGTTACTGTTACATTGTTCCACGTCTCAACATCACAATCGGCTGGCGATATTACAAATTCGCTTGTGGCATCTGGAGTAACAACCCATGCTTTAGATAAAGTAGCTACTTTAGTAGTTCCATTGTAATCAGATATAAGTCCGTGCTCTTGTGCTCCTGTTCCTGCTGTAATAACTATTCTATCGCCATTATAAATATCATCAGTAGCAGATGCTCCTGTGTCTAGTGTAATTGTAGTAGATGTGCCTGCTTGTGCAGTTCCACTGTGTACTTCAAACGCTGCGTCTAGCTGCCTTATTCTTCTTCCAGCAGAGTTGACTACGTTATGTGTACCACCTGTCAATGTTTCATCCCATATCAAATCTACACCAGCGGCACCTAGTATAACACCATCTGTATCTGTGATAGTGTCTAGGTCTGCTTGTGCGGTTGCAAGTGTTGCTGGAAGAGTGGTACCTGTGTCAACTAGTATTGCATCTACGTTAGCGTCTATAACTGCGATTTCATTGTCAACAGTTGTAAGAGCAGCAGCAGTAGCAAGTCCTGACTGTATTTCTGCTACAGTTGGAATACCTGCAGAGGCTGCACCAAATAGGTCGTCGTACACAACTTCCTCTATAACATACCAAGTACGTGTCACGTATAAAGCACCCGCTACGTTTACTTGTAGAATTAATTCACCTACTGTATTTGTGTCTGTAGTATTTAGAGTGGTACTATACCACCCGTCTGCGTCATGTGTTGCATTACCTGTTGCATTCTTTTGAGCAAATGCTCCGCCATCTTTAGATAGTTGCATATCTGCTTGTGCAATGGTAAGTGCTGTCTCAGCAGTAGCACCATCAGTTGAATCAACGAACTGCCCGAATCGTACTACTTGTGAAGTTGATTGTCTTAAATACATTTATGCTGTTCCTTGTTGTACATGATGATGTCTAAATATTGGGATAGTAGCTCCACCACCGCCGCCGCCTGCTCCATTAATTGCAAACGCTAAACCTAAATATACATCTGAATTAGTCCATGAGAAAGTCATCACGCCACCATCAGCGCCATCTTGATGGGATACAAGTAGGTTTTGAGGGTATGAGCCTCCTGTGATGATATCTACTATACCTGTCTGACTAGCTCCGGGTACAAATGCGGTAGCAGTACCATCCCCATCTACGCCGACAACATCAACAATCAATGTATCTGCAGTGGCACCTGTTACTGTCTGTGATATACTTGTTCCTGTACCATTTACGGAGTTTTGGATGTTCCCAATAGGGGTAGTCTGATCAACGCCAGTAAGTAGTGTGGCACTAGCCGCAATAGAATCTACTGTAGAGCCATAGCTGATGGCCACAGTACTAGTAGTATTAGTTGGAGCTAATAGTCTCCACGCATCGACCGCGAAGTATGATCCAGCTGATTGGCTGCCTATAGAAGTAAATGATTCTGAAGTGTTCCAAGTCGCTCCTGTGACGGCATTAGATGCGTCGTCGTTAGTAGAGGCACCAGCCAGTAGCATCTTATCTGTGCCAGACACAGTCATGCTAGGGAGCGTAATTGAACTCGCATTATTTGCTGTTGCTGTGACTGTTGTTCCAACGACCGGAAGGGCCATATCCTAGCTCCTAGTAATCTCTTTGGTGCGTTCTTTCTTAAATAGTTGGTCTATATCAACCTTAATCTGAATAGTTTCACGCGCTTCACAACTGACCCTTAACTTCCTATTAGTGCCTTTTCTAAGCTCAACTTCATAAGAAGTATATGGAAGTAGGTTACCAAGGCGTCCAATTACGATACCTCCTTGGGTACCAATGCCTCCCCATCCTTCCCAAGTTTTCCCACCGTCATAAGAGCAGTCAACTAGTAAATTACAAACTTCTTTATTTCTTGTCGCTTGTGTGAAACCAGCACGATCTAATGACAATGTAATGACATCAATATCATCATCTACATCTATCACGTCACTAACTTCTACTCTATCTCTTGAATATACTTCGCGAGGTACAACGTCTGCGTTGACTTTCTCTGGCATAAAGCTCCTCCATATTTCTTGGTTCATAACCTTCCGGTTTAATGCTGGATGTTAATTTAGAATGCCTTGCACCGAGGTGGTTTAGGATTCTTACTGTCTGCCAAAATCTAATCTTACCACTATCTTTTCGCATTAACTTTTCTGAAACGACATCTAGTGTAGAGTATGTTTTCATCTCTTTAGTTCGTTTCTGCCTTACCTGTGTTGCATTGTTCGCAATATCTACATCAAGATCAAAACCCTTATCAACTCTTCTGAGTCCCATCAAACACTGACGCATACCTCCACGAATTTCATCTTTTCTAAATAGATGGATTTTAGGTACATCAGCAATATGAATCTGATCGTTAAGATTTTCATACTGTCCATGTAGCCCTATAAACTTAGGGATTGGCTGACCACTGGCCACTAACCCATCTATCTTTTCCTGTAACACTACATTAAAATCTGTAGGGGCATCTCTGGAAGGTGTAAAAGCTTCGTGGAAACATACGATATCTGGATGGGAATTCAGTGCATTACAAAACATAGTACTCCCAGATCTGAACTGTGAGAATATAAAGAATACTCTGACTTCTGTGTCCATTTAACCTCTCAACAATTCTTGTGCAGCTATAATACGCTTAGCCTTAGCTTCTACTTCACGCTCACGTTCTGCTAACTTAGCTTCACGAGAGTTAACTTCTTTAACTGTTTCTTTAAGCTCTTTATTAGACTCCTCTATACTAGCTCTATCTAATTCCAGTACAGCATACTCTTCTTCCAGAGCGTGACTTTTACTTTGTAGTTCCTCAGCCTGTGCTTCTAGTTGACGTAAGTAATCTTGGTTCTTTTGATCTTGCTCACGTACACGTTGATCTAATACTTGTGAGGCACGTTGTACCTTCTGTGATTGCTCTGCTACCTTAGCAGTTTCTTCCTGAATATAATCACCTAGCTTCTCAAGTTCTACAAACGCAGAGAAATACTCTTCTGCTTTAGTTGTATACTCGATCAAAGGTTGAAGTAATTCTTCTGTCTTCTCAGGGTTACGTATTGCGTTAATTAGATTAACAGCATCAGGTAAGCCTTTAACTGTACTTGGTGGCTTAAAGCCCATTGGGTTATTACTCATGCTATTCTCCTATTGCTTTAACTTAACGACGAGTTGAATGTCATAGGATGAGTTAGCAGCTCCACCTAGAGTGCTAAGAAGTAAGTCTCCAGTTTGACTAGAACCGTCACTATGGAGACCGCCAATAGCAGTAAAGTCAACAAAGTTATCTCCTTGCATTCTGAGGGCTTCTTCATCAGTACCATCATCCCATTCTAAAATTACTGTGTCGTATCCTGATATAGACCATGTTGCTTCTAAGATAACTAGGTTATCTGGTTCAGCCCCTGCTGGCCCTAAGAGGTCAGACTTGTCTACTATGACTTGATCTGTCGCATCATCAGCAGCTGTGGATGTACCTGTAGCTCTGATAGCGATCTTGCGTTGATATTTGTCCATAACATCCGAACCTTCCACGAAGTTAGGGGGCCAGATGTATTTTACGTTGGAAGTAAATGCCATGTTGTGTTGCTCCTGTTATAATGAATTATCGAAAGTACCATCTGGTATTTCGCTTGTATCTACTGTCTGATTTCTACCTTCAGTGTCATCAGGCCGTACTGGTTCCTCTGGTGCGATCTTATCAGCTCTTCCTCTAACAAAGTCTTGTGCCTGTCTAGGCTCCCAGTCATCTCTGCATACCCATAGGTTATCCCATGTCTTACGTAATTGCTTACGTCTAAAGGCAGTTCCACATCGGTCACATATAGCCCAATGGTTGCCTGCTTGATAACCCGGTGATTTGCCTTTCATATGTTGTTCCTAAAACGGAAAAGCCCCAATTAAGGGGCTAGTCCTAGTTTGCTTCAGTAACTACTTCAGTGTAGTCGATTATAATATCGAACACCGCTGTATCAGTACCTGCAGAACAGGTAAAGCTTACTGGATCAGCCGCAGCTATGATAGCCGGTTTACGGGCTGCTGCAGTGACAGCTTCTGTAGTCTCTGAGAGCAAAGCTCCGCGAGTTACAGCACCATCAGCTAGAGAGCCGAATACTAATCCTGCAGTAGCTAAAGATACAGCAGCCAAGAATCCATTAGGATCATTAGTAGTGCCTTCAGTACCAACATCTACAGTCTCAGTAGCATCAACTGTAATTACGTTTAAGAAAACGTCATGTACAATAGAACCAGCTGGGAAAGTAAAGCTAGTAGTTCTTTCAGCGTTATCCGCATCAGAACCTACACAGTGAATTACTGCTTGCTTACGTATAAATTTAGTGTTGGCAGCTAACTTGTAATCATTAGTCGTATCGACGTTACCTGAATACTTGTTTCTTACTGCTACACCATTTGGAAAATTTGTACCACTCATTGAATATCCTCCTTATGAGCAGCCACCCCCAGATGGGGGTGACCAGTACTATTTAAATGGTTACGCTCCCGGAGAACCGTAAACACCACGCCAGTCTGTCCAACCGAAAGAATATCTCTCTGTTGATTTGAACTTAGCGTTTTCAGTATCAAAATCATTGTCAATGCTAAATGCCATTGGCTTTCTCTGATACATCTTGTTACCGTGTGGGCAGTTAGTTCTTACGAACCATGCATCTGCGTCAGTCAGGTAATGGTTGACCTTAATACCACCCGGGAATTTGCCCATGTTGTATAAGGCGTTCACATCGTTATTGGCAGTACCAACACGATAAGGGGATTGTAAAATCCTTTCTGCTTCAAACACCAAGTCAGGTGGGATAATCAAAGACTGAGGCATGATTGAGATATTTAA